AAATATCAATAGACAAAGTTCTTTCTACTCCCCAATAAGTTCCACTCGTTAATCTTAAAGCTTCTTTGTTGTAAATAGCTGGAAAAGCTATCAAAACGAACCCAAACATATTTCCAGTCAAGGTTCCGTTGGCTGTTATTTCTGGGCAGGTGCAGTCTATAATTTTAGCCCCATGATTTTTTAATTGGTATGATATATTCCATTTGTTTTTAGTGCCATACAGAGATGTTGAATAGTTTAGTATACCTCCATCGCCGCTACTTATATTACCACTTAAACCCGCAGCTAGCTCTGGTTTTATGATTATAAAAAATTCAGGATGCCCTTTTTCGACAGATACACCTTTTTCTAAAAATTTTCTAAGTAAATCTTTTACATTGCCACCATTCCAACCTAATTTTGACAAAGCTTTTGATGCTAAATCTCTTTGGAATTTATTTAAAGAAGCAGTTCCATCTATATCTATATTAGCTCTCTCTGCATTATTTTCAGTGTATAACCGTAAGATTGAATTTAAATCATCTTGGACTAAATCGTTAGCTCTAATTCTAGTCCAAGGTAAAGCCCTAACACCATGCGTTACATCAATATACTGTAAACCACAAAAGAATTTTGAGCTATTAGTTCTATTCTTCCAGTTTGTGCTTCCCTCATTGTTGTCTGTCCAATACATGGCGTTAGTTGGACGAGGGTTATTATTTCCAGACCATTTATCTCTTGTTTTTCTGTAACCAGCATATGAAGGGCTTGTTCCAGCACTATCAGGGTTCCTAGTTGTATTTAACCAAAAGAAAAAATCTTCAATGTAAGCTCTCGCATAAACAGCTATTTTCCGATCTTTTATCTTCGGTGTAGTGCTGTCTCCGCCTTTGTCCTTTACTTTTTGCCTGTAATACAACATGGAAATGCTAGGAGCCATCTCTGGCTCAGTATTCCATACGCTTTGTTGATTGTTGTTGTATTTTAAAGAGGTGACTCTTCCATCAGGATTGTAAGAATCCAAAGCGTCTTGTAAGTTCGTAAAAAAGTTTTTACAACTTGTTGCCCCATTAGAATTGATGTCTATTGGATTGGCATCTAGTTGATTCTCCTCAAGCTCTGATACCGAAGTTTTAGATGTCGCGACTTCTGCCCCATCTGTTACTGCTACAGGGGTGTCATCTAAGTAAATACCTTGTAATATTCTTAAGCCATCACTAACTAAAGTTCCATTCTGATTAACCAACCCCTCTATCGGACCATCACTTAATAAATCAAGAGTTTCAGCGTAGCTGTATGAAGCTCCATATTGCAAGTCTCCCATTGTTGGAGGTTTGTAAATAGGAGGCGAAGGAGAGCTTCTTCTTTTGCCCCCTCCTGCTATGCTTTTCTTTTTTAGTATGTGGTTCATGATTCAATTTGATTATTAGGAACCCTACTTGTTAGAATTGCATTAGGAGTTGAATAATCCTCATCATCAATAATTAAAGGATTAGCTGTAAGAACGTTTTGTGTTTGTTGATTTTGTGGGAAAGACTTAACAGTTGCCTGTATAACTTTAGAGCCAATTTTTAATCTACCATAACCTATTGGTACAGGTGTGCCTTGAGACGCTGTGTTAATCACATTACCAAATACAAAGGATGACCTTGATGCTTCTGCTGTGGCAGATACTCTTTGGTCTTGTGTGTCAGGCTTTGGAGATAATGCATATGATATTCCAGCTAAAGCTAAAGAACCTGCTAGACTTCCTAATATTGAAGTCCCTCCAAACAAAAATGCACCTATTGGTCCACTACCCACTATAACAGGTACAAGATCTATAGTTTCAGGATTTCTCATGGTGTCCATTTGATAGCCATCAGCGATCCTAGTTTTATTAACTATAACATCATAAATAAAACCTTGCTTTTGTAGCTCTACGACTCTTTTTAAAAATCCTTTGCGATTACAATCTATTGCTGAGAATACTGAACTAGGATTACCAATCTTTAAAGAGAATACATCTGAGTATTCTTTACCTAAAATTCCATGTAATCTAATAGTTGTCATGATACAGCCTTAATCCTGTTAAGTATATTTACATCTACTTCGCTCGATTTAGGCGTATAAATATTTATTTTTTTACTATTTAAACTATAGATAATAAAAGGCTGGCAACAGTTCTCAGACATTTTAACATCAAACTCCGATGGGTTCTCATCTCCTTTAATATGGCTATGAAAAACACCTATCATTTGATAGTCGTCCTTGAATAGTAGATAACTAAGTGGATTAATTAAAAAAAAGTTCGATGGATCTTCTGATACGTTTTGTTCTAATTGTATCAAATATTCTTTTTTATCTTCGTCAAAACCTAAAAAGCCGCAGATTTCGCTCCTAAAATTTTCATGAGCTATCTGTTTTATTTTAGTTAAAGCTTTTTTCGGCCCTTTAATACGTATTGGTTGCTCCATAATTAAATCCATCAGTTCCTGGAAAACCGCCAAACCTTGCATATAAAGGAGTAGGGTTTGCAAAATTTTCAAATGGAGCGTCAACAAAACTTTCAGTAGATGACAAGAATGCTCCACTTCCTGTTAAATAAAAATTCCCTGTATGGATGTCTACCATCCCAGTTACACCTGCACTTATTACTTCTGTGCTGCCATCCCACCAAGCTCTTAATCTATCTCCAGTAATATCAGAAAATAAACCTGTGCATTCATAGTAAGTCCGAGGCACATGAGTAAGAGCTTTGTTTGATGTCGTAGAATTGTACGGAGTTGTTATCTCTTTATATAAAAATGCTATCTCTTGCTCCGAGAGGCTTCGATTCCATAAAGCCCAAGGGCCGATGCCGCCATTTATAGTAGAAACATGTGGATCAGAATCATTCTCATACCCTTTCCTCCCAAATTGCTGTTCTACAGCACCTAACATAAAAGTTTGAGGCATGGCTTTTATAGAGTTAGAATCAAAAGTTATAGCCTCTCTACTGTCTTTTCCTGCAAAATTAGCTAAATCTCCCTCTAAAGTGAAAGATTTTGTTTCTCTCACTCCATTTACATAAATTCTTACAGTAGTAGCAGTTGTATTAAAAGCTTGTGCTACACCAGTGTCATTAACAATAACGTATTGATACCAATCTCTACCGTCTTGTTCGTTATTTCCTCCAATGACCTGTTGCTCGTTTAGTGTCGCAGAATTATAATCGTTGCCAATTCCATTAGCTTTTAAAGTCGGCCCTACAAAGTTAGCTGATATAGTGCCTTTTGGTACACCTTTTTTAGCTAAATTACTAATATGGATGTCGCTATTAATATTTAAAAATCTTGTATTTGGCCACTGAGCGGCATCTCTAGAGGAAGTACTTAGAACTCCTGCTCCTAAAGGCGAGACATTATTGACATTTGCCCAACCTACTATACTCCAAGCTCCCGTTAGCATGCCTGTAATTAGTGGAGATTTAGTGTGGAAAAGTCCTGAATTAGAAGCAACATCACTTGTCGCAGATTTCATTCCACTAAATTTAATAAAATTAAATCCAGATGTAATTGTTTCTCCCTTTTGGTAAGAAATAGATTCTGCTGAGTTAAATCTTCTTTGACATGCTGAAAGTTTTTTACTGCAACCGTCTTTTTGCCAATAAGTTGGATTACCTTCAGGAGACTCCCCCGCGTTTGATGCCACACAAACATAAACTGTTTTTAAAGGTTCAGCGTCCTCATTAACTGTAGCATCCAAAGGTCTAATTAATACACTGTTGTTTTTCACATAAACAATATCTCCTTTTACATAAGATCTATTGACAGACCATTGTGCTGAAGGGTCGTCGTAAAAATTTACTGGAGAACTCACACCTCCTGCACCAGTAGGAGAATTATAACTTGGAACAACTACAGTGCCGTTTTCGTCTACAAAAGGACTCTCATCAGATTTTTCTACAGGCAAACCTGCATATCTACAGCCTTCTCCTCTATATTTCCAGTAACAAAACTTAGATACAACTTCTCTATAATTGACATCAAAACTCTCTAAGTCTAATGGTGAGGCTAATTCTAGCTCAACAAAAACTTTTGATTCTTGTGTTTTGCGACCAACAAGCCATGTTTCATTAGTTAATTCAGCCTTAGAATCAGCTATACCAAAGGGATTCCCGCCATCAAAGTTTGAGTCGTCCAAATATTTTACAGAAACTCTTTTTCTAACTATTTTAGCATTGACTAAATCATTATAATTTTGCAAAAAATTAGTTATAATATAGTCTTTATTTAAAACCCTGAGTTTAGGTCTAGCCAACTTGCCATCTCCAAAAATATCAAACCCCTCAGTTTCCATTGACAATGGTAAGTATTGAACGCCTTGCCAAGTAATAGATTTGTTAAAAACTGTGCCTCCATGAAAACCTAGGAATAAAGTGGGTTTATTAACTTTATCAGGAAATATTCTAAACAGCTCTAAAATTGCTGTTGGTTGTAGATCCAGCAAACTATCTGCTACTTTATTTTTTCCTTCTTCTGCCATGTTTAAATTTACACTAGACTCTTTATAATAACTAAAAGAAGTGAAAATTACACAAGTTAACAACGACGCAGAGGAACTTTGGGAAGATTTTTTTACATTTTGCGTGGAGTCAAAACCATATGACTATCATAAAATATCTTCATATAGGTTAAAACGCGCTAAGATTAGGAAAAATTTTCAAGACTTAACTAAATCTTGCGATATATTTTTAGCCACAAAAGATCAAAAAAAAGTTGTCATCTTGTTTTTAAAAGCTTACAGTAATTTTGTAGACGTTGAGTTTATTTTTGGTTTTAGAAAAAACTTTAACTCAAAGGTCTTAATAGAAGGGGTACATAAAGTCTTTGATCAAGCATCAATTTTATATAATAAAAAATATTTTAAAAGCGAGATTAGGAGAAACTTTAAAGTATCTTCGTATAAAAAATGGATTGAAAGATATGATAAACAAGCTATCATTTTCAATGACGACAACAACAGCATTATTTGGTGCAAATTAAAAAAAATGAAAGTAAAATTTGAAGTTATAGCTGCCAATGCAGCAATGGAACATTTGATGGGTAAACATGGTTATTTAGGTAAAACTTTTGACACCGCTCCTCCTCAAACGATGCGAGAAATATTTTTTGATGATGACAGACATTTGTTAGATGAGAAAAAAATAGAATTCAATCCTAACTCTGTAGCGATTCACGGGTTTTTATCTAATACAAAAGATAAAGTAGGCAAAGTTGTGCTTCAATTTTCACCACAAACTGAAGAGTAAATAAATGTTTCAGTTATTTAAATCAGTTTTAAAATCTATAGAACTTTACTTAACCTTAAAAAATAAAAAATTTTATTATGACTTACATAAAGAATTTAAAGAAAGAGAGCAAAACCTTGTACAAGAAATTGAAAATCTCAGGATTCGCGGCGATAGCCATAGCGCTGACAGGGCTGACCTCTTGCGAGACTACCTCGACACCGAGCGTAGGGAATTTGAACATATATCAAGCTTCTACTCTAAGATTAGAGAAGGGGAAAGCAATACAAACGATTGATGGGATTTATACACCTCAAACGAATGAAGTCTGGCATTCTGATACTAGATTTAGAAAGTTAGAAAGACAAATTTACTCTTCAAATAAATAAATGTAGTGTAAAATAAAAATAATCTTGAAAAAGATTACAAAACGTTCATAATACAATAACATGAAAAAACTAATACTCGGTCTTTTGACCACATTGGGCATTGCTTTCAGCAGTGCGAATTCACATGCTACTACTCTCGCTGACAATATTGGCGTTAGTGGAGGCATTTCAGTTAGCAACTTCACTACAGATAGGGGTTTAGCAACAAGAGAAGATTCATTTGATTATTCTCTATCGTTAACTGCACCTCTTGCTGGTGGTGATTTTTCTATTGGGTTGGGACTTGCGGATGCAGATGATGATACAGATGGATCATATTCTGTTTCTTATAGCAAGCCAATTGAAATTGCAGGGCAAAAACTTGGAGCAAAAGCAAGTTTCTCTGGTCTCGATTCTGTTTTCGGTGATCGTGAAGAAGTTGCGGTTGGTCTCACATACGGCTACAGCCTTTTTGATGCATCAGCAGCAGTTTGGCATGAGCTAGAAAACGATTGGTTTGGAGTGGAACTAGGTATCTCACGCGCTGTAGGTACTCCAGTCAACGATCTCGTTGCAATCCCATTCCTCACTGTAAATCTTGCAGATGAGTATACAGCTATAGAGGCTGGCGTTAAAGCTAGCTATCCTATTAGTGATAAGCTTTCTGTTTCAGCTAAGCTATCATACAACAATAACGACTTTGATAATTCAGCTTTTAGTGTTGAAGATGAGTGGATTATTGGTGCTGGACTAAAATTTGATTTCTAAAATTTTTATCACGAAATTAAATAAACTTAAAAAGCTCTCCGCAAGGAGGGCTTTTTTTGTGTAACTAATAGTTATATGGAACCCGAAAAGTCTATTTTAAAAGAGTTTCTTAACGGAGGATGGCTTGTCCCACTAGTAGGAGCTGCTGCAATGTTTGCACGGCTTCTGTCTGGGGATAGTGGTTTATCGGTAAAACAACAGTTCAAAAGAATTTTAACAGCAGCTATAGCGGCAGGTATTGCATGGTTTGTATTAGAGCAAACCGATGTGTCATCTCTAACAAAAGCTATTGCTTATGGTATTATTGGTGTTGTTAGTCCTGAAGTTATCGGAGGCATAGTT